TACATTAACATTTACAAATTTATAAAAAATTGGATTAAAATAATATGTCAGCAACTATTTCAACGGCAACACGAATTCATTCTGCAAAAAAATTCATTGAATCATTAAACGAATTATATTTTTTCGCTTCAAAAATTTCTCCTTGGGAAGATGAACAGGCTCCAGGTGTAGCGACAAATGAAGTGGATGTTATCAACAACACAAGACGAGGTTTAATTTTCATGAAAAAAAGTGATCCTGTCGGCGTTCTTGGATTGAAACGCTTTGAATGGGATGCTGGTATTGTCTATACTCCATGGGATTCAAAGCATGATTTACATTTTTCAAGAAATTGGCTCGGTCCAGAACAACCTTTTTATGTTTTTGTACAAGACAACTCTTCCGGTGTGATCCAATATAATGTTTACCTCTGCATTGACAACAATCAAGGGTCTCCTTCATTAGATGCTCCGACTGGTCAATCAACAGATGTTTTTGAAACAACAGATGGTTATATATGGAAATTCATGTATAATATTCATTCTGACTATCTTGAATATGTAAATAATTCTTTGATTCCTTGTCCGATGAATGATGAACAAAAAACTCAAGCTCACTTGACAGTTGAACAAACTGTTACTCCGGGGACAATTAATCGTTATGAAATCGTTAACCCGGGTTCTGGATATACTTTTGCGAATATTGCAATTGATGGTGATGGAACAGGAGCAACAGCAATTATTGACATTGAGAACAATAAAATATCAAAAATTACTGTCACTGATCCGGGTTCTGGATATACTTTTGCGAATATTACAATTCATGGTAATGGAGAAGGCGCAGAAGTGAGAGCCGTTCTTTCTCCTGCAAAAGGGCACGGAAGTAATGCAGCAGCACAATTAGGTGCAACACACGCAATGACAAAACAAACTTTCATGGGAAGTGAACTTGGGCTTTTTACTGAATTAAATGCTTACAGAAAAATTGGACTTATAAAAGATGTCAAAGATTTATCTGGTGAACCTTTAACTGGAAACGCTTACTCTCTCATGGATTCCATTGAAGTGATAAACATTTCTTCAGTATTTTCTTATGTTCAAAAAATAGTAGGAATGTCTTCTAATGCAGAAGCAAGAATTTTTAAAATTGAACCACCTAATTCACCAACAGCAATTTTTTACATAAGCGATAGAATTGGAAATTTTGCTATGAATGAGTTCATTCAGCTTGAAAATTCTCCAAGCACGATTGCACAAGTCACAGACGTTATAAATAATGTTGTAGACAAAAACAGCGGAGAAATCGTGTATCTTGAACATTTACAGGCTATTCCTCGTTCTGCTGGTCAATCCGAAACGTTCATTTTTTCAATTGAATTTTAATTGAATTTTAATTGAACCCTGAAAGAAACGATAAAATTTTATAGGATACTAAATTCAAATGGCAATAAATTTCAACAAAAATCCGTTTTTTGATGATTACAATGAAACGAAGAATTTTCACCGAATTCTTTACCGTCCATCTATTGCTGTTCAAGCAAGAGAGTTGACACAACAGCAGACCATTTTACAGAATCAAATTGCCCGTTTTGGTAACCACGTTTTCAAAAACGGTGCAATGGTTATTCCCGGTCAGATAACGTTTGACAACAAATACCATTATGTTAAAATAAATCAACTTTATGATTCGGAAGAAGTCGTATTAAGTGATTTTGTTGGTTCAAAAATCATTGGTTTGACTTCTGGAGTTATTGCGGAAGTCATTAATGCTGTTGATATCGAAGGAGATGATCCAAAAACACTTTATGTAAAATACATTCGATCAGGAATTTCCAATATTCAGACATTTCAAGATGGCGAAATTCTTCAACGAACGGATAATGATCTTTTTGAATGCCAAGTACAAGGATCCACAGACTTAACCTCGTTTTCTTCTATTGGTATAGGTTCAGCATCATCAATTGAAGCTGGTGTTTATTATATTGATGGGTTTTTTGTCAATGTTTACAAACAAACAATAATTCTTTCAAAATATTCAGACACTCCGACATGTAAAGTAGGTTTAAGAAATTACGAAAGAATCATTACTCCAGAAGACGATCAAACTCTTAATGATAATGCTATTGGTTCGTATAACTATGCTGCTCCGGGTGCGTATCGTTATAAAATTGAGCTATTACTTGAATACATTAACGTAAATGACGAAGTTCCTGAAGATTTTATTGAATTACAACGAATTGAAGATGGAACCATCATTAATGAAATCAGAACGTCTGAATACAGTGAACTCGAAAAGACTTTTGCACGGCGAACTTACGATGAATCTGGAGACTATACAGTTTCTCCTTTTAATATTTCTATCAAAGAACATCTTAAAGATGAATCAATTCCTAGATTTGCAGACGGTAAATATCTTGTAACAGACTCTCCTTCTGGTGATGAATCAAAACTTGCAATTGGCATTGAGCCGGGCAAAGCATACGTTCGTGGTTACGAACGACAAAAATTAGCGACCACTTGGATTGAGACAAACAAAGCACGCTCAACAGCAGTTTATAATAATGCCGTTTTGAACTTTAATATCGGGAATTATATTTACGTCAAACGGTGTTACATGATTCCTGATTGGTCAACGTTTGAAACTCTTTATCTATGGAATGCAGTTTCTCTTCCGTCAGACGGGGACATTCCTGCAGGTTCTCCTATTGGCACAGCAAGAGTCCGAGGAATGGAGCTAATTGATAATTCTGCGGGTGCCGCGCATGAAGAATACGTTTATAAACTGTATCTTTTTGATATTAATCTAAATGACGGCGAAACATGGAGTTCAGTATCATGGATCACGGATTCTAATTCTTCAGCACAATTTACTTGTACCCCTAATGTTGGTGGTGATTATGCAGATTTAGATAACATGATTATCAATCCAACAAAAAAATCGAGTATCTTTAAACTTCCACACCAATATGTAAGGACACTCAAACCAAACGGAACAAATGATACTACATATACAGTAAACAGATATTATCCTTCTATTCCTGTATCTGCTGAATCCATTGAAATTGACGTTGGAACCAATGCTGTTCCTAATGCATTCACAGGAAGAAACTATATCATTATGGACCTTGCTGCTTCAACATCCACAACTTCTTTTGTTCCAATAAGCGACAGTGACGTAACCATTAATGGATCTGTTGTAACCATTACAGGTTTGACTGGACTTTCTGGATCAAATGTTAGTGTTAGTTTACCAATAGTTAAAACAATCTCAGCAGAAAGATCAAAGTCAATTACTGAAATCACTCAAGTTATTTCATCACCTAATACAGTGCCAGGTGAATTTGACGATTTATCAAGAGCAGACGGTTATAGATTAATTTCAGTAACCGACGGAGGTGATTCTGATAGAGATATCACCGAACGATATTTATTTGATAATGGACAAAGGGATTCATTTTATGATCTTTCACGAATTCAATTAAAATCAGGTTATAGCGCACCAAAAGGAAGTCTCACAGTAACATTTTCGTTCTTTTCTCATACACATGGAGATTTCTGTTCTGTTGATTCTTACTCTTCTTTGGGCACTTCTTTAGATGAATATTATTATGACATTCCTGCATATTATTCAGAAGATGGACAATATGATCTTGCCGATTGTATTGACTTTAGGCCAGTAATCAATTCAACCGGCGATTCATTTATAGGAACTGGTTCGCGTACATGCGAAATGCCTGTTGCGCTGTCAAATATTAGAATGGATTATGAACACTACTTGAGCCGTATTGACAAACTTTATATTGATTACACTGGAAGATTTGGTATTGTTGAAGGCAATCCAGCAGTTTATCCTGTTCCTCCTAAGTCTCCTTCTGACGGCATGGTTCTTTATGAAATCTTCATGACTGCATACACTTATTCTCCGAAAAATGCAAAACCAAAGTTTATTGACAATAAGCGTTACACAATGAGAGATATTGGCCGTCTTGAAAAGCGAATTAGTAATCTTGAATATTATACTTCGTTGTCATTGCTTGAAAAAGAAACCGCTCAAATGCAAATCAAAGATGTTTCTGGTTTTGATCGGTTTAAAAATGGTTTCCTAGTTGAGCCATTTAATTCTCATGGTATTGGCGATTCTTTGAATCCTGATTATCGTTGTTCAATTGATCCAAGATTGGAACAAATGAGATCAACCTTTTCATCTGATTCGGTGAATCTTGAATTTGACGAAACAAATTCAACCACTGTTCAAAAAACAGGGCCACTTGTCACATTGCCTTATACCTCTGTGCCTTTCATTTCTCAAACTTTGGCAAGTATGACAGAGAATGTCAACCCATTTGCTATTCGTTTGTTTGAGGGGAAAGTTAATTTTCAACCAGATTCAGATAATTGGTACGACACGAAGAAAAACGGCGATTTGATTGTAAATGATGATGCTCATTTTCAAGCACTTGAATTCATCGCAACTTACGGCGAAGGACTTAATGGAATTTCTTGGAATGATTGGGAAACAACGTGGTCAAGTTCATCAACTCAGGTTACTTCAAACAGAAGTCTTGAAATTGACAGAACAAGAGATCATGATACAGAAGGACAAGTTAGAACAATTACTACTGAAACAGCTACAACGACAACAATCGCAAATCAAACACGTTCTGGCACAAAAACAACTTTCTCTGAGGAAACAATTAACAAATTCCTAGGAGATAGGACAGTAGGAATAAATTATATTCCTTACATGAGAAGTATTCCTGTGCTAGTTAAAGTTGAAGCAATGAAACCTTCAACTGTTGTTTATCCTTTCTTTGATGATATTAATGTTTCGGCGCACTGTACTCCTGCAATTCGCATTCCTATCACCGACAAAACTGGTTCATTCTTGACGGCAGTAGGCAAAGAAGAAACTATTACTACATTAGGCGGCGGATCTGCAATTGTAATTTTTGAGTCTGATACTGAATTAACAATCGTCAATTGGAACCAATCAGCTTTCACTGATGGCCAAATTGTTACTGGATCGTCTTCGGGAGCGAAAGCAACATTGGCTGGTAATGCAAATATCCTTGCAACTACAGCAGGAGATGAATTAAAGACTGACGAAAAAGGAAGAATTGCTCTTATTTTCAAAATTCCTAATAATGATAATCTGAAATTTAGAACTGGCGAAAGAAAGTTTATTCTTAATGATCAACAGAATAATTCAGAAGCGAATCAAACAAAAGCAGAAGGAATTTTCAAGTCACTTGGTTCAATGCTTCAGCAAGAAGGAACTGTTCTTTCAACAAAGACTATTAGATTTAACAGCGAACCACTTAATCAACAAAGAACGGTTAGATCAACCACTTCAACAACAACGACAACAGCAACCGAATGGTACGATCCTCTTGCACAAACTTTCCTTGTGCAAGAAGAAGGTGGTTGCTTTGTAACATCATGTACATTATTTTTTCAGAAAAAAGACGAATCTGGATTACCAATCACATTCCAAATTCGTGAAGTTGTCAATGGATATCCTGGGCAAGCAATTATTCCTTATTCGGAAGTGGTTCTTTATCCTGAAGATATCAACATTGATGCTGATTATGCCATTGAAGGAACTACTTTTGAAATGCAAGCTCCGGTATTTTTGCAACAGGGAGTTGAATATTGCTTTGTTCTCTTGTCTGATTCATTTGATTATAATGTCTGGATTGCGAATATAGGACAAATTGACGTAACAAAAAAACAAATGATTTCAAAACAACCTTATAATGGCGTTCTATTCAAATCACAAAATGCTTCAACTTGGACAGCAAATCAAGATCAAGACATGAAGTTTATCTTGAATAAAGCAAGATTCCAAATTGAAACCGCTGAAGGATCTGACATTCCTTATATTGGTCAAGCATTTTTCAACAATCAGACACTTACAAATGACATTCTTGATATTAATTCAATTGAAACATTTGTTGATTCAACAAAGGTTAGGGTTCACCAGTTCGCGCATGGTTTTGTTGAAAATTCAAAAGTAACACTTAGTGGATTCAGTGAGTCTTCTAATTATAATGGAATTCCAGGATCAGAATTGAATGGATCGTTTTTGGTTAATAGTATTGAATTTGATTCTTACCAAATTGAAGTAATTACTCCAGCAACTGATACTGGATTGACAGGTGGATTGGGGATTGAAGCGACAAGAAACATTCAAATGGATGTTCTTCGTCCGAACATTTCAGAACTCGTTCTGCCTGGATCATCTTCTCTTTGGGGCGCAAAGACAACAACCAAAGATTATTCAATTGTTCCTATTGGTTCGTATTCTGGAATGAGTATTGATGAAAATAACTTCATGAAAGAATCAATGAGAATTTGTTCTTATGAGAACGAATCTTTCAATTTAAGCAACGAAAAATCAATTCAATTGATAAATATCATAAATAGCACAAACAGGAACATTTCTCCTGTTGTAGATATGAATAGATGTTCTGTTATTGCGGTTGCGAATAGAATTGATAATCACACAACACAAACTGCCGAATTTAATTGTTCTGTAACTGAAAATGAATCTTTATTAACTATTACGCATTCCGAGCATGGTATGGCAACAGGAGCGGCTATTTATATTAATTCGGACGTAACAATTGGTGGCGTTTCTGCTTCCTCGTTGACTGGTTATTATACAATATCTCGAATTGACGATAATTCATATTTTGTTGATGTCAATGAAAATGCCACTTCAACGGAGTCTGGTACAATCAACGTAACATGGTGCAACACACAATATAAATATATTCCTGAGAATTTTGCTCAAGGCGGAACTGCTATTTCAAAATATCAGACGAAAAAAGTAACCGTTGAAGAGCCAGCAATTGCAGTAAAAGTCTTAATAACTGCGGTGGTCATGAATGGTTCAAGCATTGAACTTTGGTATAAAAAACAAGGTCCGTATGATACATCACGTTTTGCTGATCTTGAATGGAGCCCATTAGGCGATCCTGATATATTTGTTCCTGTTTCTGAAAATGAAGAGGATTTCAAAGAATACGAATTCACAAGAGAATTTGAAGATGGCGAAGAATTCACTTCGTTTGCAATCAAAATTGTTTCAAAATCTTCAAGCACAACAATTGTTCCTATAATTGATGATTTGCGAATCATTTGTTTAGGAACCTGAAAATAGAGGACACTGAATGATTCCACAAGTTTCAATAACAGATAAAGTCGTTGACTTTATTGAAAAATCAAATCAAATTTCTGAAAATGTAGGAGATCCTTCTGATCTCCTAACAAATGAAAAAGATATTCTTATTTTGTCTGTTAATGAAATTATTGTTTCAATGAATGAAATTGATTTTAGATTGGGAGATTTGGAATCTCTTGTCACGACAGAAAAAGGAACGTTGGTTGGTGGAATCAATGAAATGAGAGCCACCAACTATTCCACTTTTGGTGCTGTTGAATCTTATTATGATCTTGAAGTTCAACGATTAGACGGAAAAATTGATAATAATGACGATTATATAATACATACAAATAATTTAATTGGTTCTCTTGGTTTTCTTGAAACGACAGATAAAACCTCCATTGTTAATTCATTAAATGAACTTGATTCAACGTCTTCTGTTGTGTCTAAAATTGAAGATTATCCAGACTTAGGAATTGAACAATTTATGGGATTTCTTAATGCAAGCAATTTTATAGGTCTTGATAAAGAGAATTTTTTGAAATATCCAGCAAGACCCGGTGAAGTATTATTTGGAGATTTAGATGGATTGAGATATTGGGGCGAAATCACGGGTGTTTCTGATTATGCAATGGCAGAATACAATTATAATGTAGCATTATCAGACAGGGATGAAATTGATGCCAATATAGTTGCCCTTCAAAATTATGCATCTGATGTAAATGATAATATCAATGCAGTTGGCGCAAGAGTTCCATATCCCATTGATACTCTTGTATTGCCTACAGTAGGAGCCACCACCGTAATTGATGCATCTCTCGGGGATTCGTTTTATATTAGTTTGAATAGAAATACTACTTTTTCTTTTATCAATTTTGAGTCAGGAAGAAGCATTACTATGCATATTGGTTCTGGAAATTCTTATACGATAACTTGGCCAGCAAACACATATTTTCCTAAAGGTCGCAAACCAACACTAACAGTCGATGCACGGGTTTCCGTGCAAAAATATTCAACGATGTATTTTATATCCCTTGATATAACATATTAGGTCTGATATTAAATATGGATTTTAGAAAAAAGCCATCTGGTGTAGTCATAAATACAAATAAAGAAGGATTTTTGAAAGCCAGAAAAATGAAAGAATTGATTCAGAAAGACAGAAATCGTCTTTCTGATTTAGAAGAAAGAATGAATCGGCAAGAATCAATTCTTAATGAAATTTTAACAATACTCAAAGAAAACAAACATGGCTAAACCAATTGTCACAAAGAAAGATACATTTGATCAATGGCGTTTAAAAGTAAACCAAGTTTCTGAAAATATCGGCGACGTTGGTTTTTTGAATACCACTGACAAATCCTCTGCGGTTGCAGCAATCAATGAAACCAAGACTAATTTAGACAATTCAATTTCAAATATTGGTAATCTTGCTGATCTTGATACGACAAACAAATCCTCTGCGGTTGCAGCAATCAACGAAATCAAGACCGACATAACAACAGAGTCAACCAGAATTTCTGGAGAATTTAGCACTGAAGTTTCCCGGCTTTATGGCGAAATTGACGCAAACACTTCTGATATTGACGATATCAATACAACAATCGGACCACTGGCTTCATTAACAACCGATGATAAAACATCTGTTGTCAATTCAATCAACGAAATCACACGAAGGCTTTTAGCGAATTATGATGTTTCAGAAGTTTCGTTTGATTTTCTGGTGTCTGAGGACGTTTTAGATGTTTTCCTTTATGACACTTCGCAGGACACAGATCGTGGTATTTGGCGTTTTCAAACACACACACTTAATTGGTACAACGAGACACTCAACACTGTTTCCCGTGGTCAAACGAAAGAATTTCCGGCTGTTGCGCTTATTGTAACAAGAGACAATGCGAATAGCGCAGTAACAATTTATGATGCAACTGATACGGATTTTCCTATGTGGATGAATTTTCCAAGAGGATCAATCTTTGCGTCTACAACAAAAATGCCAGTTTCAATGCTGAATGGTGTTTTGTGTGTAGGCAATTATGGAGAAGGATTGATCAAAATTGATTTCTTGAAAGAAATATCAATAAAGATAATGGATGACGGATATTATAAACCAATTGACGAATTGATTGCAAATAGGTACACCACATCATGGTCCGTTGTAAATTATGAACCAACTTATAATCTTGTAAGCAACAATATCAATGATGTTGCTTTGACTTATTTAAAAGATTCGGTTCCTGATCCTATTACTGGGCTTCATCCTGTTGTTATTGGCGTTTCAACTGATTTAGGTGCAACAATTTTTGATGGACCTGCTGGAATTGGAACCGCTGTTGATATTACTGGAGGAAGTTCAAATAATGTTTATTTTTCAACAGATAAACGACTGATTATTACGTTAAGTGTTCCTAATTATCCTGATGATGGGGTAAGAATAGGAGAAATTCCATCATCAAATACTACATATTCTTCATTTGGTACGCCTTATAACCATACTACAACAATAAAAACAACAAACACCAATCTTGTTAATGCAGGATTTTCCAATGATGTTATTTTCTTCAAAAATGATATTATAGCAGGAGCACAATATATTGATGAAAATTATCAGAATCCTGCACTTGTTTTCATAAAAGAAGACCAAAATCCTGATTTAGGAATGAATTGTTTTATTGATTACGCATATAATACTGGATGGATGGTCGGTGATATTAGAGGATGCTATCTTGCCGATACAGTTGAAGAAATCTTGACTTCTCCCGACGTTGAAAAAGACAGAACATATAAAGGAAACGATCTCACTGTAACAGGATCAATATCAAAAACACCAATTTATCCTGGTTCTGATTTAGTAAAATATTCAGGATTCAGTTCTGAAAATTATCTTGAATTGAATGATGCAGATTTTTCTGGTGTTCTTTATGTTTATGGATGGCAATATAATGGAGTTGCATGGGAATTCAAGTCAGGATTATCCACAGCAAATCCAATTGAAGGCGTTACAATCATTTCTTCAACATTAAAAATTGCTGGTTCTTACCCAAAAGCTCTTATTAGAGTGACAGCAACAGGACCACAACAAACCCAATTGCAACACATTGAATTAACCGAATCAAAATTGTTTTTGCCTGACGCAAAATGCACAATTCAAGGAAAAGGCGGACATATTAATTCACTGTCTTACGACAGAATAACAGATATTCTTTCTTGTGCCACAAGTGATGGTGTAACAGAATTTCAAGACCTGGTAGCAATCAATCATCTTCATGATAATGTTTCAATCAAAAAAGTTTCAACGATTAACAAAAAGAAAGCAACACTAAAAACAAGTGGAGCACATATTTATCTTCCTAAATCATCATTGCTTGATAAATTCAATGAAATGAGTTCAGCATTAGCAATTGAAGACACAAAAGAAGATTACTTGGGACTTCCTTCTGCCGATGGAATGGTACTTTCTTCATTAAGTTCAGGAGAAAGAATGTGGATCGGTGCCCCGTCTTCAGATGATGTTGCGACATTAACCAACGCAGTTACCGCACTTCAAGGAGAAATAAGCGCAAAAGATTCTGATATTTTGAATATTTCAAATGATATTGCAACATATTCAAGCAACATTAATACGGTCGGTGCAAGAATTCCTTATCCAATTGATACTATTAGAAGTTTTGGTGAAATTGCAAACGGAGGAAATGTTTCTATTGATGCAACACTTTATGACTCGTTTATTTGGAATTGCCCTTCTGGTTCAATGACTGTTTATATAACAAATTTCCCTGTTGGTAGAACTATACATTTACTTTTCTCGAATGGAGGAAACTGTTCAATCACATGGAGCGGTTTAACAATATGGTGGCCAAGAGGAGTTATTCCTTCATGGACAGCAGCAAGTGGTTATGACCGTGTAGTATTTTATAAAGTTAATAGTACCACTATTCAAGCAGCAGTTGCAGGAATGGATTTCAGACCATCTTAATAAGGGGCAAAATGCCAGTTTCAGCATTAATAAGAGGTAAGGGAGCAGTAAAAGCTCCAATAGGATTAATTGTTGGAATCCCAACAGACACTCCTATTCCACCATATTGGGCTGTTTATAACAGAGCCCAAGATTACTTTATTAGAGGAACAACAAGCGATTCGCTTGTAAATACTACAGCAGGTAGCAGTTCAATATCATTTTCAACCAATTCTGCTGGATTACATGTAGGATCCCAAGACAGGGAGTGTGAAATCGGGTATGTAAATGATTGTCGAAATAGTTGTCATTATACTTCAATTAATACTAGTGCATTAGGCAATCACGGACATAGTATTGGTATTTCTTATAGACCAAATGGAATTAGACTAAAATTGATTTATGCATATAGTGATTATTCTTATTTGTATCCCAGCATAATGATGTTTTCCACGGCGAGCCTTCCCAATCATACAAGTATTACTTATCTTGATAATGCTGGAAGTCGTCTTTTGATTTCTCATGCAAGCAGAACAGAATATTATAATGGATGGACAGCTCCAAACGCAAATACCGGAAGTACAACTGATAGTCACGTCCATACAATAGAAGTACGTAAACAAGATATGCGTCCCACGCATAATCAATATACAAATGTTGGCTGGGCCGGTGAGTGGCATGTCCATACAATTGCAGCACCAACATATTTGTCATATAGCCCTAAATATGTAACTTTAAGATCGTACCACCTTAAAGACATTTATAATCCTCGTGATTTAATAGGTATGTGGCCACATGCTGGCGCAATTCCAACCGGATGGCAAGTTGTTGGAGAAGTGAACGACAGATATATACGTTTTGCTAGTGCATATTCTGCCGGTGGAGGGAATGACACTATTGAATTGTCAGGCGTAACAGGAAACGTCTCTCATGCTCATCCTTATGGTACAGGCTCTTTAAGATGGAAAACAGCATCGCCATCAAGTCATTGGAGCGCTGTAGCTCATTCTCATAGTTATTATCAATATCAAACTTTTAGGCCAGCAACTCTTTATTTAAAATTCATCAGATATGTGGGAACCTAAAATGAAAATATTTCTCCTCCAAGAAGACAATTTAATTTACATGCAAAATGGCGATAAGAAATTATCGTTCATTAACATTGACGAATTCACAAAATACACAGGAGAAACTTTACCTGTATCAGATTACATTGATTATGAACCCAATAGTAATATATTCATTGTAGGGAAAAATGAAGGAATTCCTGTTCAAGATGAATCTCATAATTCGTTTTTTGAGCAATTGTTAAATAATATTGACATTTACATTGAACGTTATGAAAATCCTTTTTGGGGAATGGATGAATCCCAACAAACCAATCAAGCGTATATAATGAAAATGGCAGAAATCGTCTCAAGACGACAAATGGAAAACAGCAAAGATTTTTATTATAATAATGTTCCTTATAAGTCAGATGAAACTAATATTCAAGGAGTTCGTCTTGCAACAGAACGAATGATGGATAATATCAAGATTCCAACTTTCAAAGGAACTGAAATTGAAGGAACTTGGGCAGCAGCAGACGAACGTTTTATTCCTTTTACTGTTGGAGAGTTCAGAAAATTCTCTAATTATTATTTTGAATTAAGAAACAAGAATTTCACAAACTATACTTTGTTGTCTATTGCTTTGACAAAAATTTATAATAATGGTGCAACAAAAGAACAGATTTTAAACTTCAACATAGAAGATGGATGGGCATAAATGGCTTTTATTACGATCCCGACGAAAAATTTCAATGCTAGTCTTACAGCAACAGGAAATTCATCATTCGGTGGCCAGTCTGTTCATTTTGCACGTTTTTTATGAACACAAATTCATGAAGTATAAATAAAAGAAAGTTTCAAAAATAATGTTGAAAAAGGAGAAAGTAATGAAAACATTTAAAGGATTAGTATTACCGGTTGTATCATCACTTTTACTGGTTGGGTGTGCTGGTGATTACAAAGAATATGCAACTTCAATTGAACGCTCAAATAATGTTAATTCGGCGTTAGGCGCGTCATATTTTGAAAATCAAAGTAAAATCATGAAAGAAGTTGCAAATAATCTTAAAGGCAACGAAACAGCACTTGTTTTGTTCGCAATAATGAGCCAGCAAAATAACAATGAAATTGCAAAAACATTTAAAGCAGAACGTCCAGTTAAACCGACAACAGGAAACGATGTTCTTAATACTGTTGCTGGAACAACAGTTCCGACTCTTATTCGATGGGGAACGGGAGCTTTTATTGGAAGCGAAATTGTTAAGGGGCTGTCTAAAACACAAATTAAAATAGAAGGCGATGGCAACGTGCTGAATCAAGATTCTGGTAATGCTTATCAGGATGGTTCTGCTGCTCTTGACAATTTAAGGAATGATAATTCTGGACAGACACACAATGAACATCTTGCTCCTGAAGAACCAGAAATTCCTGAAGGTGAGTTTGTTCCAAATGAACCGCCGGCAGAATTTGATGATTTACCAATAGACATTCCATAAATTCCAGCAGAATAAACGGACAGTAAAATGAAAAAAATTTTTTTACTAATATTCTTAACACTATTTTTGGCTTTTTCTTCGGGATGCTCTCAAAAACACATTGATTATTCTATTGATGTTGCAATGATCAATGCTGATTATAATCTTTTGGTTGAAAGATATGATGTTTTGCGAGCATTTGTGATTTCTAAATGGGAGATTTTTTCTGAAGCAGACAAGATGAAACTTTCTACAATTAATGATAATGTTGAACGAATCATCAATAAAGTGGATGTATTACGATCTTTAAGAGCTTATGAACTTTCTCCAGCAGATATTGGATACATGTATACTCTTGGAAAGCAATCTTATATTATGTCCAAAGAAATTTATATGAATTATGAACCACAAATGTCTCAATATGAAATTTTATTGATTAAAATGTTTGATGATAGAGCAAAGGATCTTGATAAACAAATGAATGATCTTATGTATGACCCACAAAACGCAGATATCAATCATACCTTAGTAAGTATTTTGAATGTTGTTTCTGTTGGTCTCAAATTAATTCTACCATTATTGGTGACGTAATATGAAAAAAGGAAGAAAAACCAGTGAATTTGTTGTAACTATTGTTACATGTGTTTTATCTGCCGGTATTGGTCTTGGTCTTATTGATCCAAATATTCTTGATATTTCTGCAAAAGTTATTTCAGACGCAAGGGAGGCTTCAACAGGAATTGATGGTTCAAGTCTTCAAGCGATTCTTGATACCATCTATAAGATGTTTGCTTTGGGTGTCGGTGGATATACTGTTGGGGCTTATTCAAAGTCAAGAGGGGTTGCCAAAAGCAACACAAACATAAAAGAGGATTCTGATGAGGAAGACGGGTAAAGTTGCTTTATTTGTATTTTTTTCGTATATATTCTTATTCACGACTATTGCACTAAGCGCAAATTTTTCTGCAAAATGGGATTTTCCCAAAGAATATGAAGGGGTTATTCATGGGTTTAAAATTTATCATAACGGAAAAAATATAGCAACTATTGCTGATCCTTCAAAAAGAACCAGCAAATTTGAAGCAGAAATTGATGAATTCAACAAAAACGAATTTTACATGCGGACATACAAGACACACGGAGAAATAAAAGGGGAAAAGTTCACTGAATTTTCAGCACCAAGTGAAATCAGAGAATTAGAACAATTACCACCAGTTACTAACTTTTATTTCCACAGACTAAACGAATAAATGGAAAAACCATCAAAAGATTATGCAGACATAAACATATCTCCGATTCCTTTTTCGATAAAGGAACGGGGAATTTTTGGTTTCTTTAAGTGGAGAATTTCACAAAGACATTGGGTTCTTAATGAAGACTTTATTTTCTGGTGCGAAACATCAAAATTATGGATAAAACTTCCTAAAGGATTTGTTTCTGATGCTGCATCTATCCCTAAAATTCTTCATTTCGTTATAAACCCC